ATGGTCACGATATATTCTATCACGAATCCAAGGTCTATCTTCGTTGTTGTAACGGATGATAGCATTTTCCGTAGTTTGTGTAAAATACATTCTCTTGTTTTTCTTTTTAGCTTTTCTTGGCATTATTTAGGTTCCTCGATATATTGGTTTAAAGTTTCTACTGTGTCTTTGATTTGTGAAAATATACTACCGACTTCATCATCGGCTTCAAAATGTCCTCTCGAATCTATGTCTTTTAAATCACTTTGAATTTGGTAAACACTATTACTAAAACTCTCCATCCATGTTTCCAAAGTCTCTGTTTTAGTATTTAGATTCCAAATAATATAAGCTTCTGTTATAACTAATATTCCTAAAACTATTTCTATAATCATTCTGTTTCTCCAAATAAATCATCAAACACTTGTTTGTAATCTTTCTTTTCTTGTTTGGGTTTGGGTGATGACTCTTTGTTTTTTGTTATTGTACTAAGACGTTCTACAAGTTCGTCATTAGTTTCTTCATCTTTTCTCATCCATTGGTCATATTCAATATGAGTAGCCATCATGTCGGCCTGATGAAGAATGTATGGTAGATTGGTTCTTAACTGCCAATCTTTATTATATGTTTTTAGGTATCCCTCGTTAGCCTTTTCATATAAACCATCTGTAAGTTTCAATCCTAAATACTCTTGTTCAGACATTGGTATTTCAAAATGTTGTAGTAAGAATAAAGCCCTATCGGTTACTGACATAAATTGTAACTTTGGATTATGAACAAATATAGAACCTTGATTCTTTCTATGCCACTCTGATTCACATGGTATATAATAGTCATGTTCTAAGTCTCCAACTTTTCCTAAGTCATGGTGTAGAGCGGAAAATATCAATTCCTCATCTGTAAAATCAATCTTAGCCCCATCGGACTCCCAAAGTTTTTTAATCTTCAAAGCACAATCAGTAACGTGTAGTACGTGTTCTACATACCCACCAATCATAGCATTGTGATAATGTTCCTTACCACTTGCAGGAGCTACTGACATCCTATCTTCAAAGAAATTATACATCTTTAATAGTTTGTCTTTTCTCTCCCCATCAAATGTGTCTTCGATTAGTTGAATTAGGGCGTTCCAATTCTCAACTATCTTTTCTGGTGTAAGTTCTTTCATATTGTAACCTTTATTATTTTTAATGTGATACTAATTGTACGTCTGTATTTATCTTATAGATTCTAACGTTTTCGTATTTATATGGTTTAACGTGTGTTGATTCTAAAATATCAATTCGGTTAACCCATCTCGGATTCATTGTATCTTTAACTTGATACATACCATCCTTGTATTTTGTTCCACGAACAATTATGAAATCACCATAGTTAAATGGCCCACCCCAACGTTTTAACAGATTACGTGACAGAGCCACGTACTTATATTCCGATGCCTTATTGATATTGAAATGTGTTCCATCTGCGGTTATGTGTGGTGTGTTGTCTGTTTGTGGATAGACTGGATGATACATGGTAACGTCAACCTCAAAAGTGTGTTGTTTGTATTCGTCTAATTGAGTTACCAGTTCTCCAATCTTGTTTTGTAAAATATTAACTTGTTCAGTATAAACCATCTTATTTGAATTAATCATCCTCGTTGATACATACCCACTTGTAAATACTACAAAGAGTATGGCCAACATTGGAAGAGTAAATCTACTCATGATATGGCCTCCCATGTTATAGTTATAACTATCTCTCATAATGTTTATTATTCCCAATTTGATACGGTGTAAAGCTACGACAATTTTTTGATAAAGTCAAGCACTTTTTTATTAAATTTTTCAGTATAGTATTTTTTATCTTTTGTTACGTAGTCATATTTAGCAAATATCTTAGCAAACATATCACCTCTGAACTCTCCATCTCTTAGTTCTTCTAACTTATCCACCACATCTCCCAAGTGATAACAACGTTGCCAATCAGAATAAACCAACTTGTTAGTCTTATCATAATCTTTCCAAACTAATGGAACAATACCACATGCAATAGACTCGTTGTATCTTGATGTAGTAGCCTTCTCATGACCAGGCCAATTAAAACATAGTGTTGCATTTCCCTTTACGAGTTCAGGTACTATATTTCTCATATCTTTATCAAACTTAACATCGTATTTAAAACCATCAAAGTATCCAATATGACAACTCATTATTTCTTCATCTTTATGTATGGCACTTAATATGGTGTGTCTTTGGTCATTGGATAATACTGGTTGAAATATATCTTGCTCAAATCTTACTTTTAATTCATTCTTTTTTTTATTAGATGATTGAGATAATTTACCTGTTTTTATGTCATACCAATCTTTGACAGGTACAGAAACAAGTTCACTCTTAAAATCCCATTTCATTTTTTTAGAAGTACCCCAATAAACAAAGTCATATTCTTTTTCATAGTATTCTGGCATATGGTCACCATCTACATCAGTTAACCAGTCTGAAATAAAATGATATTTTAAATGATGTAAGTTACCATCAAAGTCTCCCTCATCTATTTGTGCAAATGTTAAATCTTTACAACCCTCAAAAGTCCTTTCTTTAAATAGTTCAATCGTATCTGCCTTGTCACTTGTTATTAATATAATCAATCTTTTCTTTGGATATTTTTTTATAGTATCGACAATATTTCTTGTAAGTGTCCACCCTCTACCAAACATAATATTTGACAATCTACCTTTGATGTGATTTACAAATTCACTTTCGGTTGGTATAATTAAAACATCAGCATCTTTTATTGCATCATCTGGTGGTAATCTATCCGTAGATTTATGTTGTCCATCATACCATCTAATATTTCTAAATTGAAAATCATGGTTTTGATTCTGACGTTTTACCAAATCATCTATACAATAATATACAGAATCCATAATTTGATTTAGTGGTGTACCATCCCACTTCTCTGTATTTCTTAATCTTGTTATTACTATTTTCCTACGTTCCAAAACAAAGCCCCTTTACTTGCGTTTTCTTTTATGAATGTCCAAGCCTTACTATCATAAGTTAGTGAACTTGGGAAAGGTGGTCTCTCATCTTTCTTACATTCTTGATGAAATTTATATTTAGAACGAAATGTTTCTGCTCTACCCATCTCGTCCTCTGTTGTGTTGTGTCCAATCTGAACACCATAAACTTTTGCTTTTGGCCAAGCCATCTGTAGTCCACGACTTAATACACCACTACTCATAACTGTCCAAACTTCCTTTGGATGTACGAATCGTTTTATGGATTCTAAACTCAGAGCAGCTCTACACATGGCTTCAATAATAATAGGATGGTCACCACCAAACGGAATAAGGTGTGCACCATTTTCTTCACAATAGACTTTTGCCTTATGTTGTATGTTTGATAAGTATCCCATCGGAACTTGTATTACATTTGCACCTAATCTTTCAGATTCAATTGTTAACCAAGTCTTCTCACCTTTTGGTACTGTTACGGTACATTTTCTACCCAAGTCTTTACAGGCATAGGCCAAAGATAATTGAGCATAACCTTGTCTTGGTGAAGCGTAAACAAACTCTTCTGTATCTGGTAATGAAGCGACATACATTGTAAATGCTCTACGTTTAGTTCCACCATCAAGTAAGTCATCACGAACGACATTAATTCCATCGTGTTCCTTTATAATTGGTAGAGGTAACTTGACATCACATTGTATGTCGTCATAACCATAGTCGAAAAATTTATTCATCAAGTAGTAATACTCTTTTCAAATTCAGGTAGTATTTCATAATCATAACTTTGAATAAGAAAGTGACTACCTATACCAAAGATTTGAGTCCTATGACTATCGTCACCATTGAACTTTCGTTTAGCTTCTGGATTAGGAAAGTATAAGTAATACTTTATTTCCTTTATATGTTCAAAAAACTTTCTGATATATTCATTTAACTTTTTGTCACTTATGTTATTTTTTGAACAATAGTTCATGAACTTTTTATTTAAAGGGCCAAAGACTTGTACATATGGGTTAACTATTTCAGTAGTATGAGGGCCTTTATGATACGTTGATAGTGGTGGAATATCATTCTCTATAAATTGTTCTATTAAGAAATCATCACTTCCACCGTTCTTCGTTACACATTGTGCTTCTAATTGAACCCTATGACTATTTGATTTTGTTGACCAACTTATTCTTGGGCCTAACCCTTGAGATAGTCTTTGTTTATCCATAGCATAATCTTCCATTTGAGTCTTTATGTAGTTCCAAGCACCTTTAGACCTCAATAGTTTTTTAACTCTGTTATGTTCATCATCTGTTTGCCAATCCAAATTATTATCAACCATAACTTGATATTCTCTTACAATGTCATCTTTGGTTATTGGTTCAATAGAATTGTTTTTCTCATTATCACCATTTGCTATTTTCCAAACTTCCATATCGTTCCAATCTTTATGGATTTCTTTTGGTATTACGATGACATCTAATTTGGCATAACTTGACCATTTAGAACCATCACCACCATAAGCATCTGATGTATGTTTACCACAAATGAGAACTTTATCCCAATGGTTAGTTTTATTATCTAACTTAAAATCTCTATCCTCTAAAATGACAACACATTTAGAACCATCTTTAATATCTTGTTGATTATCAATTTTAGTTTGAATCATGTACTGAAGTTCTGAAATTAGTTTTTGTATCTTTGATACTTCTCTGACCTGTAGGTTATCCATCTCAGATAATTCTTTTGCAGAATAATCTTCTTGGATTAAACTATCACTTAGAATTTTTAATTCAGAATACTTATCAGTTCTTCTGTCCTTTAATATTTCAAGTTCTTTATTTACTTGTTCTACTGTAGATAGATTAACACCCGATATCTGATTACCAGAAAGGTATTGAATCTTTTGGTTAAAGTAATCACCACCTGGTTTGTTCCAAAACCTATGTTTTACATCTTCAAGTAACTCTTCTTCCTTCTTCTTCATTTGTTCTGCAGTTCCCCAATGTAAAACTTCTACTGTTTTCTGACACTTTTCGTTTGAGTAAAGGTCTCTCATTTCGACAACCTCTGATGAAAAGTCGTAGAACTTTTTTTCATCTATCTTTATAGAATGGTATCCAATGTAATACCAAGTCTTTCCGTCCAATTCAAATGTCCATTTATAAACATAACCAGTAGCTACAGGATACCAATCCTCTTGTAAAACTACTTTAATACCCTTTTTCTTGTTCTTTTGTTGTTTATAAAAAGATACAATATAGGGTGTATTATTCTTTCCCATATATATTTCTCCTATTTGTGGGTTTTAAGTTGACTAAAGCTAATAATAAAAGCCTATACAAGTCAAGCCTTTTTTTTATAAAAAATAAAGATTGGTTCATATTTGTAATATTCACCTTTCATCTTTACTGAATTCTTTATCCCGCTACTACTTGGGTCTAACCCAATCATACGAGTCATTAACATTTTTAATTTACCTTGATATTCACCACCAAGACTTTCCACGATATCTATACTATCTTGTTCTAACGGATGGTATTTATCTTTACCTATCTTGATGTCTGCAATATTCCATAACAGATATCTATCATCTCTAAGACTTTCATATGCATTAGTCAATGTTGGTTTAAGAAAATTATCTCTCCAATCATCATACTTAGGATATGATTTATAAGATTGTTCCTCATCTTCACTATATTGTTCTCTATCAAAATAAGGTGGTGATGTAAATACTAAATCCAAATTACCTTTGTATTGTTGAAACTCAGGATGTTTACCTATGTGTTCTGAACCCTCTTGGAATACATGAAATGTGTTTTGGTCTTCTTCCCAAAATCTATTACTTTCCAATACCTCATTGTTAAAGAAATCAGCAACATATTCATATCTTGTCTTTCCTAATTCATCTATGTAATTGTCCGTATTAGGGTCTGTACCAATATAATGAATTCGTTTGAGTGATGACATAGCTCCGAGAATGCGACCACCCCAACCTGATGATGGGTCGTACACATTAAGCACGTCTTGTGATATATGTTGTGTATATGTTTCATATAAATACCTTGCTGTTAATGGTGGAAAATTTACAGCTGGTTGTCCAAGTCCTAATCTAAACGCTTGAATAGCAGCTGGAAATAACTTCTGTCCTAACTTAAACTCCCTTACCAAATAAATGTATTTCTCATCATCGTATTCTGTAATGTTAGTTCTGTACTTGGGTGATAATTCTTTCACCTCTTCAGATTTCATCGAGTAGTATTTATTAGCATCATCGGTTCTCTTTTGTTGTACAACAAACCAATTGTCTGGTAACTCAGAGCCGTTTGGTATACACTTAGAGTAGTTATACATACCATCACGTTTTATCACCCTCAACATTACTTTTTGAAACTTATCTCTATAGTCTTCAGTAAACCAATCATATATAGAACCATTGTTTACTCTTGTCTTTAACATGGTTGGAAAAAATTGATTAACGGATGATGCCTGTTTGTTGTAGTTCTTGATAATATTTCTATTACCATCGTCATCAGAAACTAAAAATTCTTTACTACCTTGATGTAATGGATACTCACGTAACTTCTTAAAGTTACTTATGATATCATCAGTATTAAGACCAATGGTTGGTGGCGTACCTTTATTATCCCATTCATCTAATATGAACTCTCTGAGTTTATCAATCCAAGCGATAGTATCTTCCATAGACATCCATAAGACATCTTCGAAGTTTACGTTAACTTCTGATTCTAATAAATTACTTCTTTCGTAATAAAACTTCTTCATATAACACTTGTGGAGCTGGTGGGAATCGAACCCACGTCCTGTTTGCTTTCAATACTTAGTCATTTACAGCTTAGTTAGTTTCCATTAGTAGTAACTAACAAACAACTATGTGGATTCCTTTTACTCAGAACATATCCCTTAACTGGTACTTCTTTATACTCTACATACGAAAGAGTTGTGTCTAACTTATTTTATGACCGAGTGTTAGACAACTCAGTAACTTATGCAGCGTATGCGTAAGTTGGTTGGTAGTCACCGATTGGTTCGGATGGTACATCGTACTCAGCCAAATGCCAATCTATTACCAACCCTTCTAGCGATTCATCGCCAATTAGGTTGATGAGTCTTTTATAGCGAGTCTTACTCAAACTCCGTTGCACTCAATTGTCAAATAGCACCTGTCGAAATCCAAAACATCCCCATATTATCTTCTACGTCTTGACCGAGCTTTTGTCCTTGTCCTTCTTACAGGTTTAGGAGCTGGTTTTACTGATGGTTTACCAGGTGACGATTGGAATGATGTCATAG